CCACCACCCCCAGCATAAGAAGTTGCCCCTCCTGGACCTGCTCCTCTGGAACCAAACGCCATAAAAAGTGCAGACCTAGCTCCAGGAGTTGGAGTGTATGTTCCACCACTTGTGAACACTTGAGAAGTAAATGGTGGGTTTGTACTGCCAACACCACCAAACCCTAAAACATTAATTCCAAAACCAGTCAATTTTCCCTCCTATGCATCATTTGCTGCGTCTGTAGTAAAGAATATTTTTACACCCAAGAGCCTTGCATTTCCTGTTTGATCATCCGCGCTAGTGTCACGATTAATCTGAAAAAAGCACATATCATTTGCGGCTGGGCTTCCTGCGATTGTCACTGCGCCACTTTCTGCGCTAACCATCAAGTCATTTGACGTGCCAGAGAATGCAAGAGCAGTAGTCGCCACTTGAGTGCCAAATGCTGTGTTTATGGTGTCATCGTTGCTAACAGCGATGCCTGCCAATTGCCAAGCCACTGTGCCTGTATTTGTGCCTGTCACAGTCCAGAAAGGCTGAAAGGTAACAGTTCCTTCGTTCCAAGACTTAGGCATGGCTACAGCAAACTGAGCAAAATCATCCGCATCAGCCGCAAAGTCCAAAACTTTTAAATCAGGACGCAAAGCTGTTGTTTCAACTTGCTCTGCGCAACCATTTGTTGTCGAGGCATACATAGCAACTGCTGGGACATATATCGTCTCTTTACCAGCAACTTTGACCGATGCGCCGCCTACTGTTGCTGCGCCAGTGACTTCTACCCCAGTGGCTGTTGTAGCTATTTTAGCTGCATTGTCATGATAAAGAGTAACTGCACCGTCAGCTACAAAATAACCCATTGTTTCACCAGTGTGCTTGCCAATGGTCACTGCGGCATTGCCACGAAGGATTAGCCCACCTGTTCCAGCATCATCTACATAGCTATCAGAGCCATTGTGATAAATTTGCAAATCTTCGTTATTTCCGAACTTTGCAGAGGTTGAGTCAGCAAATATAAGTGAGTTAGCACTACTATCCCAAACAACATTCCTATCAGCAGTATCGCCGTGCAAGGTAACGTCATAGCCTTGGTCGTTAGCACCTACAGTCAGAGTTGCGTCTAGCTGAACTGCGCCATCAATATCAACAGCATCAAGATTAGTTGTGCCGTCTACATCAATATTGTCAAAATGTGTTGTTCCAGCAAAATTTACATCTGTAAATAAATCGTAGACAACGCCGTTTGTGCTGCCACCACCGTCTGTGGCTATCATTTTGACCTGACCAGCAAGCACTGCAACATTTGCACCATTTGATCCTTGGGTGAATGTCAGAGTGTAGCTTGTAGCATTCTCAATCAGCCAGACCTTTGAGATGGTTGCTGGCAAAAATGTTACTGTGCAAGCCTGACCACCACCAGTCAGCTTTAGATACATACTGCGGTCAGCGTCCAGTGCGCCATCCGCGAGTGTTATGTTGTCTGTGGAGGCATTGGCAATAGCGCGTGTGCCGTAGCTGAACGCCTCCGCAATCATTTCTAAGTTTAGGTTTGTGACCGTACCCCATGCGCCCGACTGATCGCCAGTCGCCATTTCATTGAGGCGTAAGTCATTATCATAGGATGAAGCCATATCAATCGATCCTTACAATTGCGGTGTTTCGGGTTGCAGCGGGAAATACGATGCGGAAAGTACCACCAGATACAGAAAAGTCACCGCCAAAATCAAGAATGGCAATTGCTCCTCTTGCGTTTGAACTCGCATCGCCCAGCGTTTTATTGTAAATCAATGCGCCACGAGCAGTAAATGTTGCGCTTGTCCACTGTGGGTCATCCGCATCAAAAATGCCACTTCCAGCAGTTGTGCTGGCACTGTTGGTGTCTTCTGTTACTGCCTTGTTTGCCAATGCAACGCCGCCAGTTGCGTAGCCATTGCCGTTGGCAACCTGACCAGAAGTTATGTAACCATCAGTGGTCGCATTAAGTGTTGCGCTGCTTGTGTAAAGCGCAACCATTATTACGTCACTGTCTAGGTGATGATCACCCAACAATACGTCTTTTTTAAACAGTGTACTCATTGCTTGTGTTATAGCCATTATATGCCTCCATTATATTCTGCTGTATAGTTCCTTTGCATCTCTTGTACTGTTAACTGGACAGCTTCGTCAAGCTGAGTTTTGTAAAGAGACAGCGTCTCTGGTGCCTTGAGGAATGCTGATGCCTCGAACAGAGCCGCAGAAAGTAGAACTGTTGATGCATTAGTTCCTATCCAAGTGTTGGCATTGCCGTTGCTCAGACCCGTCTCAGGCGCGATAAAGTCCACACTATAGGCCAAGGTGGCTGATGGTGTTGGTGCCAATGTAATCACTGTTCCAGCTGTCCCTGCACTATCGGTGCTGTACATGCGTGGTGTGCCTTGAGTCGTTGCATTCGGCCAATAGTCGCGGATGTACGAATCTACTCTGTGGTCAAGATACGTAACAACATTTGTATCTGTTATGGAAACCTGACGGATCATCCGAGCTGTTGGAATTGTATATGAAGCTGTGCCAACAACCAAATTAGCTGCAGAAGATGTCTGTCGGAAACAGGGCATGTTTGGGAGCCTCTGGAAAACCATCTCTTCAGCCTGTGCGATGATCGTGTCAATTGACGCGACGAACTCTGTTGAGTCATCCTCTAAGAAGTCTTGGATGTTGGCCTTGAGTTCTGTGTAGTTCATCTATTCATCCTCAATTCCATGTTCCTTCGCCATAGCCGCCTTGACCCCAAGTTGTGACAATAACTGTGCCAGAAGAACCGACAGCCCCTATGCCATCAGAGCCAGATGTTGGTGGCTGAATGTTTGCGTTCCAAACCCCAGAACCCCAAGTCCCATCACCCCAAGCTGTATCTATAAATGGAACCTCATCCCCTACACCACCTGTGCCGCCAAGACCACTAACTGTAATATTAGAGTCAAGCGCAACTGCCTCAGACCCAACGGCTGCTGTGCCACCTGTGCCGCTGACATTAAATATTCCATCTGCATTTATAGCTTCGTTGCCAACAGCACCCGAACCACCAACGCCAGTCTCAGTAATTATTGCATCCGCAGAAATGCCTTCAATTCCTACGCCACCTGTGCCACCAAGACCAGCGGTGTGTGGACTTCCATTAAGATCACCCCAGCCGCCTTGGCCCCAAGCACCTATTCCCCAACCGAATGCCTCAACAGAAACAACATTGCCGACAGCTGCTGTGCCACCAACACCAGTAGCTGTCGGCAATCCTTCAATAACGCCTGTGCCAACATCACCAGAGCCACCAACACCAGTTACGATCTCGCTTAATTCAACTAATACAGAAGCAAATACAGGAGTATTTGCTTGACCGCCCATGCCACTATGTACCGAACAATAATAGAATAATGTCGGTGCACTGGAAGCAACAACTATTTGGGTATAAGCCCCAGCATTTCCTGGAGTCCCAGAAGTTGTCACTCCTGTTGTGTACTCGCTGCCTCCACCGTGCGTGCCATTGGGTGTTGTGCTGAATCTCAATGGGTGTCCAGAGTTGGTGCCGTCGGATTGATCGAAATAGTATGTCCTGCTTTCCATCAATTCCAGCGTGTCTTGCTGAACACCAGCAATGAAGTATTTGTTTGCCCCACCAACATTTTGCACTGTCACTGCTAAAGTTTGCACCGCTGCTACATCTATTGCAACTTCACCAGAACCAGAAAGGCCTGTTGCGGATACGTCTGTCGTGATAAACAGTGACGTGCTGCCAACCGCTGCTGTGCCGCCCACACCTGTCTGGGATGTGTTGATTACTTCAAAGTTGGATATTTGCCCTGAGAACGCTGTGCCCGCAATCCCAACATTAGTTGTTAATCTGCGATCAGCAAATATGTCGAAATTAAACCCTATAAATACCTCAACATTTTCTGGGTCATTGTCTGGTCTTGGGCTGAAGAGAGCTGTGGCGTCAACAACATTCTTAGCAGGAGTCAACTGCGGCTGCTTCGGCTCCCAATCTTCTGGGGAAACTCTGAGGCCATCCCAAGTTGTCTTGAGCTGAGTATAAGGCACACGTAGTCCAGAGCGATCACTTATCGCTAAAGATTTCTTGCCTTTTGCATACCTAACTCTTGCCATCAGTAAAGGTTCAATCCTCTTGGTCGGACTCTCATTGAAACGCCATCATTGTCTGTGGCTGCTGCGAACTCGAATGCTCTTTCATAAACCTGATTTAACAGGTTGAATTTATCAGGAGCATATTTCATTGCCAGCTTGCTCGCCAAACCAGCACAAAGACAATCCGTCCACCTATAAGGGATGTCTGCATCTTGGTTGCTGGCTGTTACATCTTCGAGTTGG